CACAGTAGTCATCTATTGCTCTACATGCTGCATTAATAGCAATATCTAAATTACTATCTTGAGCTGTACCTGATAAACCAAGCCAACCTTTAAGATCCTCTTTATCTACATATTGTGAATGAGCATGTGGCATTTAATTACTTATCCTCTGATGGTTTAACAGCTTTATTTTCTACTTTTTTAACTGCTTTCTTTTTTGGTTTTTCAAATTCAACATCTGGAATAGGATCTCCCATACCTGCAACTAAAACACTACTTACAAAAGGAGATTTTTCTCCCTGAGCAAATACTTTAGTTCTATTGCACTTCCAGACTTGTTGTGATTCTTTTTCTACTACTTTCATATTGTTATCTCCTGTATGAAAAGCAGAGCTCATCACATTAGTAGTCATTACTAATCTTTGGCTCTGCTTATTCATAATTTAATTTATTCTATGTCTTGTACTTTAGTGAATGCTTGTGGTTTATAAACAGCACTTGCATATCTTAATGAAGCTTTGACTGTAAGGATATCCTTACCAAAGTCTCCATCAGCAGCAGAGTCAGAAATTTGTAATTCCATTCCTCTTCTGAATACATGGTTAACTGCAAGTCCACCACCAAATTTACCAATAAGAACATCAGAATCTTGTGAAACTGCTGATCCAATTTGTGTGGATTTAACAACAGGAACACCCCAAATAGTTGGAGATCCTGCTTGTGCAGCTGCACCAAGCATGAAGTTTTCATTTCCATCAACTTGTCCTGCTAATGCTTCATAAGCACCAGGAGACATAATCATTGCATCTGGAAATAATTTTCCATTTTCTTCAATGTCTTTAATACCCTCTAAGATTGCTCTTAATTTACCACCAACTGATGATGGATAATCTGTTGCATTATAGATGATTTGGTTTACATTTGTTGTTCCTAAAATACCTTGAATGTTTGGTGAAGTACCATTTCCACCAATAAATTCTTTTTCAAGTCTTTGTAGGACATGATTTGCTAATCTGCCATCAAAGTATGCTCTAGCACCTGCTTGATCTTCAAGTAACTCTGCTGTAATTGGAAGAGTTGTTATGAATTTAGCAACAGGAGCTGTTACAGCTGTGTAGCTGAATACATCTTCTGGAGCAGCACTACCCTCAGCAGTTTCAGCAGCATTGTTTGTGCTTGTCTCTCTGAGGAAATAGTAAGTTGTTTGATCTGTATTAATAGAATCAACTAAGTCTAATACAGGATTTGGATCTGGCTCTATAGCAGGTATAACTTGTTGGTAGATTGTGTCTCTAGTCCAAACAGAAGTTGTAACTGTTGCTTTAGTTTCCATTGGAATATTTTTAATTCCATGATCCACAAAGCTCTTGTAAGCATTTGATTCAATGAATTGTTGTCCAAGAGATTTTGGAGCTTCTACTTCTGGCTCTCCATAAACAGGCATTCCAGAAACTTTTTTAGAAGATTCCAATTCTTCTTTATTAGCAGCTTTCATCTCTTCATATTCTGATAACTCAGTAATTTTTGAGCCAAGTTCTGCTAATTCATCATTTCTCTTTTTGATTTCTTCTTTTTGATCAGAAGAAAGTTCTGACATATCTTTAATAGAATCAAATATCTTTGCAAGATCTTCTGATTTTTGAGCTTTTTCAGCTCTCATTTCTCTTAATGTTGCCATTAGATATTTCTCCTTATTAATTATTTTCCATTAAGTTCTTTTGAACATTAATGAATAGTTCATCATCCTTTACAGGATCATATCCATATTCAGCTAAGACATCATCCAACTTAATATAAATTGCATTTAGTCCAGATAAGTATGTAGATATCATCTCTGTAGATTTTGAACTTAGTGTCTTTTTTTCAGAGTACCTAAGAGAAGCAAGATTCTCTATTCTCTCTGTAAATGCCTTAAGCTCCTCAAGAGAAGCCACAGCTTGTTCTCCAAGTCTCATTCCCTGTTGGGATGAATTGCTGATACCTGCATCAGTTTTACTTGAAACTTCTGGCTCTGTAGATTCAACCTGCATCTCTGCTTTGATTTCTTCATCTACAGGCTCTAAACCTGATTTAAGTGCTTGAACAAAACTGTTCTGCTGAGCACCTACTAGCACAGGAGAAACCTCCCACACTTTTACATCTTCTAATACTCTTACAGGAACTTCTTCTCCTTTTGAGTCAATATGTGTTCCTTTACTTGATTTCATTACCTGGAAACCATAAGAAAACTGTTGCATATCTTGCATAGCTTTGACTGTTTCATAAGCTTCTTTTCCTGCTTCTGTATCTAAGAAATAACCTTTAAAAACAGCTTTTTGATTATCTGTCTCTATTATTCCTCTGCCAATTACTTTAGACCAATCATGATTCCAAACTAATGGAACTTTATTTCCTGAATATCCTGATCTAAGAGCATTTGCTTTGGTTACATCATTATCACTATCAATAGTGTCAAATAATGAAAAAACTGCTTCTATATATCTTTTATCTCCCTCTTCTTTTAATTCAATAGGAGCATTCTTAAAAGATAAATCTTCTGGCCTTTTTATTTCACTCATCTATTACCTCAATATAAGCTTCTGTACATCTGCAATTAGCAATCAAACTAATTGGAGCTTTTGGATCTCTAGGAGCATCCAACTTAATTCCATTATACAGATAAAAGCTGTTCAGAGGAACTCTTTGATTATCTAGCTCAAAGTGTGCTTCTCTTACAACTCCATCTCTTCTGGAAACCCATTCTTTCTCTAAAGTTTTACCTGTTGCTTTAGCAGCTCTTTGTTGAGACCAGGAGCTAACTTTACCAACTTCTGTTCTAGCTATATTCTTAGCTCTTCCTAAGTTCTGTCCACCTAATACAGTATTAATTCTCTTAGCTAACTCATTAAAGAACTTCTCTCCCTCTGGAGTACCTGCAACAGGAGCAACAATTCCTAAATCTTCAAACTCTTTTAAGGTATCAGTAATGACTTTTGTTACTCTCTTCTTTGTTGTTGCATTTAAGTCATTCATTACTTTTTTAGCATTTTCCTGGATAAATCCTGCTGCTTGTCCATCCTGGAATACTGATTGAACTGCTGCAGGAACTTCTCTTTGTCCTCTATAAAAGCCACCCTCTATAACTTTTTTAACTGTTCTAGGATCTATGACTTGATCTGCAGCTAATGTACCAAATACTGTTCTAATAGCTTCTTCTTCTGTTACAGTAACTCCTAAATCAACAGGATCTGCTGCTTTGAAGTTATCTTGTGCAGGAAATAAATTATCCCAAGTTCTAACTGAGAAATCATCTGATACTGAATAGAACAATGGTAAAAGCTCTTTATCAAACTTAGAATTATTTAAGAAGATATCAATATTTGTTTCCAAAGCATCTAAGTTATTACTACCTTTAGCAACTTGAGTTAATCCTCTTTTTTGTCTATTTAATTCTTTTGCATAGACATTGGACATATAGTCCATCCAAACATTTTCTAAACCATTGATTGCTTCCCATAGTTCTTTCTTCTCTATTTCTGATCTATAGTGCTTTACAGTAGGAAGTCCTAAAAATTTAGTTGTTGGCTCTTCCCATCCATAAAGATTAAACTCTTGTGATTTCTCTTCTTGTACTTTCTCTGCTTCTTTACTAGCCCAATTAAAAGCTCTCATCTTGTTACTCTTAGAAATATCTCCACCCCATAGCAACCAGGCCACCTGTCCAGGAGTTGGATTTCCTTTTCCATCTAGATAATCATCAGCAGCTTCTGAATCTAGATCTCCCTCATGTCTAGCAAACCAAGCTGCCATTCTCACAACTTTATCATCTGAAATCTTTCCATTAGCCATATCTCTGGCTTCTCTCTTAGTTTTATCTGTTAATCCACTACCTGCATATTCCAGGAGTTCTAAACCTCTAGCTGCATTCTTTTGAATATAATCTGGAACATTTTCAACAGCTTTCTTTCTTCTTCTAGGCTTCTTTGGCTTACCATACTTATCATCATCTGAGTATTGTTCTATTTGAGCTAATCTCTCCTCAGCTTCTTGTCTAGTGTCATAACAACCAAAACTTCTAGATCCATCTTCTGACATAACACAATATTGTCCATCTTGTTCTTGTATCATCTTTGTATCTGTATCAATAGCAGTTAATTCTTTTTCCTCTAGTACATCAGAACTAGCAAACTCTGTGCCATGATACATAGTTACTTCTGAGCCATCTACAGGAACTTCTGCAATAGTCATATCTCTTACAAAGTAATCTCCATTGTCTAAAGCAGGTAATTGATTAGCTTGTCTTGCTTCATTAACAGTTACAAACCCTGCATTAAATCCTGTAACTATTCTCTGCATAGTTGCATCTTCATCTTGTGATAGAGCTCTTACATTAGAGATATCATACTTAAAGCAGTAATCTGTATTATCTTCAAAGTCTTGTAATAATAATTGTTTTGTGAACTCATTAGCAAAGTGATTCCACATAGGAATAAGTTTTTGTTCTGTGAAGAACTCTCTTAATTCTTTAACATTGGAATATGTTGCTCTCTCTAGTCCTGAGCCTAACCCTGCCAATATTGCAGGAACACCTAAAACAGCTGATATTCTTTCTTCATTAATATATCTAAGCTTTCCTATTTCTAAATCTTTAGGACTAAAAGAAAGTGTTTTAACATCAACTTCTCCACCAGATATAACTAATGGCCTACCTCTGTTTTCTCCTCCAAATCTTCTTCCAAATACTTCTGCAATATTTTCAGCTTCATCACTTGTCATTGATAAGTCATTCTTTGGACTGATGATTACTGATGGAACACCTGTATTTTTAACTAGAGCTGCTCCCATTTGTGAAGCTGCAGCA